TTATTCGATGAATCAGTAATCACAGACCACAACGGAGCATCAGATGTTTCAGCATCTTTGTTCTCATTAACAATATCTGGTTCCGTTGATTCTGATGTTACTACAGGTACATCATATACCGCATCGATGAATCCAACTAACGATAATTACTTTACTAAAACATTCGGATTCGGCCCCAAAGGTTCACAATTTGGATATGTTTACTCTAACTTTAAAACATTCCAATCGGCATCATTCGCTACTGGTGAACAAGTTGTAGTGACCATTAATACTGGTTCAACAATAGATTACACAAAGGCTTATACTGAAGCAGCGACACCTTGGATTACTTCACAGAAAGTTGGTGGTAATACTACAAACTTATTTAAGTTCCATACACTTTCACATGGTACGGCAACTAACTATGAGTTCAAAGTAGGTATTCAAGATGTTAAACCTGCCGGAACTGTCGCAGGTTCTGAGTATGGCTCATTTACTGTTGTAGTAAGAAGAGTTGACCAAGACAAAATCAATGGAACTCCATTCGTAGGAGTAACTGATTCTGATATCAGACCTAATTTAGTAGAGTCATTCCAAAATGTAAACTTAGACCCAGATTCTCCAAACTATATCGCAAGGGTGATTGGTGATAAGTACATTACCGTTGATGCTAATGGTAAGTTGTCAACCAATGGTGATTATCCTAACAACTCAGTAAACATCAGAGTTGAGGTTGCATCTGTAGTTAACAATGGTGGAATCGACCCCGCATTAGTACCATTTGGATTCGCCGCATTACAAAATCCATTTGGAAGTGCTTTCACTGTACCAAACCCATCTTATGTTGTATCACAATCAATCAATGATTCATATAATGAGAAGAAATTCTTAGGATATGACTTTGATTTCACAACTACAGATAATTTGGTATTCTTAGCACCAACTCCTGATTCATCAACAGCAACTGCTGGAACGGCATTCTACTTAGGTGATTGTCACGACAATACTGCAGGAGCAGCTGTAGCATTGACAGGAACATTATCCGCTAAGAAATTTATGATTCCATTCCAAAGTGGATTTGATGGATTCGAACCAAATAGAGTTGTAAGTGTTGGTAATAGTATTACTGCAGAGAACACTCAAGGGTATGATTGTTCATCAAACACCAAAGCAGGAACTGTGGCATTCAGAAAAGCTATTAACGCAGTATCTAATCCTGATGAGTTTGACATTAATATGTTGGTCATTCCAGGACTCATCCATAGATTACATTCTTCAGTAACTACATTTGCTAAAGATATGTGCGAGGATAGACAAGACACATTCTTTATTATGGATGCTGGTGCATACGGAGATGATATCTCAACAGTCACAAACACAATTCAGGCATTTGATTCTAACTATGTAGCATCTTACCATCCTTGGGTTAAGATTTTAGATACAGATAAGAACAAACCTACCTGGGTTCCGCCATCAGTTGTACTTCCTGGCGTTATTGCATTTAACGACCAAGTAGCAGCAGAGTGGTTCGCTCCCGCTGGATTAAACAGAGGTGGATTAACCAACGCTATTGAGGCTGAGACGAGATTGACGAGAACTGAAAGGGATACACTTTACGAAGGTAGAGTAAACCCAATCGCTACATTCCCTGGACAAGGTGTTACTGTATTCGGTCAGAAAACCTTACAGGCTAAACCATCAGCATTGGATAGAATCAATGTTAGAAGGTTGTTGATTGCAGTGAAGAAGTTCATCGCATCATCTACTCGTTATTTGGTGTTCGAAAACAATACGGCAGCTACGAGAAACAGATTCTTATCAATTGTCAATCCTTATTTGGAGTCAATCCAACAGAGACAAGGGTTGTACGCATTCAGAGTGGTAATGGATGAAACCAACAACACTCCTGATGTAATTGATAGAAACATTATGGTTGGTGAGATTTTCTTACAACCAGCAAAGACTGCTGAATTTATTGTTCTTGACTTTAATGTGTTACCTACTGGAGCATCGTTTCCAGAGTAAATGAAGATTAGTTCCTCACTTCGGTGGGGAACACTATCTTTTTTGAAATAACGATATTTATAGTAAAGATAATAACGGAGAAATTAAATGGCACAATTATTAGACCCAACTGAAGTAATGTTCACATCCTTCGAACCGAAGATGTCGAATAGATTCATTATGTACATTGAGGGAATCCCATCATACTTAATCAAAGCAGCTAACAGACCTGAGATTGGTAATGGTAAAGTAACTATCGACCATATCAATGCTAGAAGATATGTTAAGGGTAGAAGTGAATGGAGTGATATAACTATTTCACTTTATGACCCAATCGTACCATCAGCAGCTCAAGCAGCTATGGAGTGGGTTAGATTACATCACGAATCAGTAACAGGTCGTAATGGATACTCTGATTTCTATAAGAAAGACATCACATTCAACAGTTTGGGTCCTGTTGGTGATAAGGTAGAAGAGTGGACGTTGAAAGGTGCATTTATTCAGACTGCTAAGTTCTCAGATATGGATTGGACAGGTGAAGATTTGGCAACTGTAGATTTGACACTTACTTACGATTACGCAATCTTACAATACTAATTTCGGTTTGTAGAAATATAAAATGAAAAGTGACAACCCCAACAGAAATGTTGGGGTTTTTGTATTAAAAAGTTTTGGTTTAATATTTATATGAAAACATAGTTACAAAGGAGTGTTATGAGTCAAGATTTACAAGATGATTACAAAGGAAACCTCTCTAATGAAGAGATGGTTAAGATTGCAAAACAACAATACGAACAAAAGCAAGTATCAGATTACAAATTCCCTACTGAAGTTGTAGAGTTACCATCCAAAGGGTTGATTTACCCAAAGGATAATCCACTATCATCTGGCAAAGTCGAAATGAAATATATGACTGCCAAAGAAGAAGATATCCTTACAACACAATCATACATCAAAGATGGTTCAGTATTAGACCGATTGTTTCAATCTCTAATCGTATCAAATGGAGAGGGTGTTCCAATCAAATATGTTGATTTGGTGACTGGTGATAAAAACGCAATTATGATTGCTGCCAGAATTTTGGGTTATGGTAAAGACTATGAGGTTGAAATTACAGACCCATTTACCGATAAGAAACAAAAGGATGTTATTGATTTAACTCAGTTTGAAAATAACGAATATGATGGTTCTAAACAAGTAGAACTACATAGAAATGAGTTTGAGTTCATTTTACCAAAATCCAATCGTAAGATTACTTTTATGGCAATGACAGAAAGTAAGGAACGAAAGGTAAAGCACCAAATTGAAGAAATCAAAAAACAGAATCGTAAGGTAAAAGACCTAACTTCAAGAGATTTAACAACGAGATTGAAGAATATGATTCTTTCTGTTGATGATGAATCGGAACAGAGAGTAATTAACAACTTTGTAGACAACGAATTGTTTGCAGTAGACTCACAGTCCCTCAGAGCATACATTAATGAAGTTGTTCCAGATATCAATATGACATATGAATTTATTTCTGAGGAGACTGGGGAGAGGAGAGATATGCTACTGCCTATGGATGTGAGCTTTTTTTGGCCTTCCTCAAACTTATAGAAAACACCTACACTCTCACATCTTTGACTTAATCTATCATGGAAATGGTGGGTTTACTTTTTCAGATGTATACAATATGCCGATTTGGGTTCGAAAGTTCTATATAGGTAAAATTGTAGAGTTCAAAGAAGAAGAACGAAAAGTGCATGAGAGAGAGATGAGAAAAGCAAAATCAAAAAGTAGGTAATGAGAACCCAACACAATTGTTGGGTTTTTCTATATTTATAGATACAATAACGGAGTAATCTAATGGCTAAAATTAAAGAATCAAAACTCACAGAAGTTCTAAAATCTAAAGGATTGAATGATGGGTTTATACATAATCTGATTAAAAAAATCAGAAAAGGTCAGATGAACATTAAACTAGACAAAAATAAAAGTGAGATTCGTGACAAAATGATTGATTTCTATGGAAGTTATGATAATATACCAGATTCAGTTAAGAAAGTAATAGAAAGGTAGTAAATGGCCAATTCATCTGTTGAAACTCAAAAAATGAGAGATGCCGCCTTAGAGGCAAGAGAAAACTTCAGAGCTGTAAGTGATATTCTTGCTTCAAACTTAGCCACAACCAAAAAATCAGCAGAGGTTATGGATAAGATTAATAAAAACCTCAAAGGTCAAATATCACTTGAAGACCAAATAAACATATTAGAAAATGAAAAGAAAGAATACTTAGACGAGTATTTAAAAACTGGTAAAAGCGTAAATGAAGACCTTTTAAAAAGATTAGACTTATCAATAGATTTACTCAAAAACCAACAAGAACGAAAGGACATTCAGTCGGAGTTGAAAGATATAGGTAAGGATTTTGCTAAAGATTTAGGTTCTGCATTAGGTATATCCAATCAATTAGTTGACGCGTTTTTTAAACTATCTGCAGCCGCAATAGGTTTAGTAATTCTTAAAGAAGTTGTTGGATTCATTACAGATTCTGTTGGTAAAATAAAAGAGTTAAGGGGTGAATTCGGCACTACAGCCAATCAAGCTGCTAGTTTAAATGGTGAGTTGTTAAAATCACGCTTTACTTTAGAAGGTATGATTTTAGGTAGTGATAAACTTGAAGCAGGTATGAAAAGTATTGTTTCAGAAACAGGTAACTTTAAGTTAGCGACATCTGAAATGATTACAAATGTAGCTGAATTGAGTGAGATGATGGATAGTGGTATGGCTGTTAGTTTGGCACGTTCACTTAAAAATGCAGGACATAATACCGAAGAACTTGTTGAGCATGCTAGAGATTTATCTGAAGAATTAGGAATTAGTGGTTCAGAAGGTATGAAGTATCTTGCGGACAACCAATTAGAACTGACTGGTTTGAGTGAAGACCAATTGAAGTTGAAAATTAGAGAGGGTATGGAGCTAAAGAAAATGGGTGCTGATATGGAACACCTAAATAGTTTAGCTAGTGAAGCGTTAGATTTAGAATCATCTCTAAGAAACGAAATGAAACTCCGAGCAATGACGGGTAAGGATATTTCATTCAACGAATTAAGAGCAGCACAAGCATCGGGTGATAGAGCGGCGATTGCAGCAGCTGAGAAAAAGTTGATAGATGAGTTAGGCCCATCGTTGGAAGGAAACCTACAAGTACAACGAATGATTTCAGATGCAACTGGATTATCCAAAGAACAAATGTTGAATTATAAAAATGCTACAATAGAAGCTACTGCCGAATCAGATAAGAATTCTGACTCAGTTGAAGGGACTACAAAAATGGCAGGTTTATTAAGTCAAACATGGGTTCAGATAGGGGGTGGTATACTTTTAGCTGTTGGAGCTATTGCATTATTAGCAGCTGCTATGAAAAAACTTGGAGCAGGAAAGGGGATTGGTAGTGGTCTAGCTAAATCATTCCGAGGATTGTCAATGGGTCTTGCATCATTAGCTAACCCCGCTGCTCTAATTGGATTAGCGGCATTAACGGTCGCTATGATTGGACTTGGATTCGCATTAAAATTAGCAGCACCTGCATTCGAAGCTATCGGTAAAGCAATCGCAACTGTAGTTAAGTCTATGGGTGAATTTATTATTGGGTTTGCAGAAATAGC